GAGTCCAGTACCACTAGGCAAGTTAGCCCCAGGGCAAGGAACGTCAATACAATGGGCCACGCCAGCAGCCACGCCGTTGTAACCAGTAGCCAATACATGGTTACGACTGTCCACCAAAACACACCCCACATTCCTGCGACAACACGTACTCCGAGTCGCAACAAGCTCTGCCATAGCCAGGAAGTAGTCATCGACATTAGGGCGCGAATGTTTCGTCATGAGCTGCCTCCCATAAAGCATCTACAAACGCATCACAGTTTTTATGTTTAAACTGCAAAGGACTTCGTTCATGCTTGATACCATCAGGGTATAGCTCTGTTATGTCATCACAAGCTTCCCACTGTGGCTTATAAATATGAGCTGATCCGGCATTGAGATAAATCTTGCCAAGACCAACGTCTAAATCAGCATACAAGATCAAGTATCGAGCAAGCATACTGAAATTAAAAATATCGTATGGCCAACCAAGCCATAGATCTGAGCTGCGCATAGTATCAATGACATGTAGCTCTTCATTCCGTATTAGGAATTGAACTGATAATGTGCATGGAATATCTCGACTGTTGCGAGGGTTCTCACGCCATATATTGATTACAGCTTGTCTTGAATCAGGATCTTTTGATAGGTTATCAGCAGCATAATGTAACTGATCACGAATCTTGGGCCCGTAAGCACCATGATAAGTGATACCGTCATCACTAAATTGCGATATAGCTTTACTAAACGGAGCAATCGTTGATACACGATTGTCACCTGATAAGATCCACGCAGCTTCTGCTGCCATAAATTTATACCCAAGAGCACGCTCTGGTATAGACAAGATTGGATCTGCCATATCAACTTTGGTTTGTAAGCCTACTATTTCACGTATCTTTTTGCCACGTGGTTTAGTAATGCTCCCATAATCCATGACCCATTTGATGGCTTTTAGCCATTCATTGTTGATTGTGTTATCGAATAGCATGTTTAAAAGTCTCCACTAAATCAGCTTCTGGCTTGAGCAAGTCTTTTGTATGCAGCACACGATCAAAGTTTTTAGCAGACATAAGGTCTGTAAAATAATCGTCATCAACCGTGGTCCACATAAACAGAGACTCTGGTAAGTTAAGCTCATGCAGCTTGGCAGTCAATTCAATTGCTTCGTCATATTGATAATGAGGCCACAGGTTTTTATGCTGGTTAGAATCAGATACCAGTAAGTATCGAGCTTCAGTGATATGACCTGTGATATTCCAGTTGTCAAAATGCAAAGCTGGTTGGAACTGCAAGCTACGCCACAAGCCAGCCATTGTTACGACACGCTCAATGAATAAATCCATAGCGTGACCCCAATCAGAAATGGTATACAGGATCTTATCTTTATGATCGTTGATACCACCAGTACGAATTAGCTGATCAATGTATTGACCTTTATCCTGGTGTGTACTTTCGCCACGCCATAGTTTAAGATAAAGATCGACCACTGCAGCAATGTCATCATACATTTCCTCCCGACGCTGCTTTAACTCGGCGTGGTTTGCGACTGCCGACTGTACGTCATCCGGAAGGCAGAATACGTAGACCACGCCAAATTTTTTAGCTACTCTTTCGCACATACGTCCTTGCAAAGGCCAGGTACTGCCGCCTCGAAAAGCTTTGGCATAGACCGCTTCTGATGGCCACCATCTGTCAATAACAACTGGGCATGTCTGTCTTGCTGCCCACCTGATTGCTGCTGTATGGTAGTCAAAGATCTTGTCTTTCCACCTGTAAGTAAGATGCAAATACTTTGCACCGGTTTGTTTGCAGATTTCATGTGCAAGTGTTGTTTTGCCTGTGCCGTCAGGTCCATCAAGAACTATGATCATTGTCAAACAAGGAGCGCTGCTCCTCCCCTACTAAGTCTGTTAAGTCTGGTGCAACCCAGCCTTCAGGCTTGACAACGTCAAAAGCTGAACTCCGTTTTGATTGGTCAGCAGACTCGGCTCTTACTTTAGCCATGTTTGCAGCATGGACTCTGTCCCATGCAGCTTGAAAATCGAAGCCCTGCATATATGCTGTGCCCAAAGCAACATAGACTAGATCAACCAAAGCATCTAGCTCGTCAGCTTTTGTAAGTGACTCAACATATTCAACAAGCTCTTCTTGCATGAATTTAATGCGAAAACCACGGAGCTCGGGCTCCAGCACGCGCGGCGAACCGTCGTACTGAAGACCGAACTTAGTGTGAAATTCAGCAATGTCTGTCATTAAGGACATAGCTTCTCCCATTCTTCAGATGAACCCCAACGACCTTCAACGTCGCGTAGATTGGGGAATAGTCTCTTTTCAGATTGCGGACCTTTTTTAAGCTGCCACAAAACATTGCGACTGTGTTGAGGTACCAATGGTGCCAATACAGTTGACAGATAATTTGTGTCATAATAGTCACGTAACTGATCCCAAACCTCTCGCTGTGCAGGAGTGAGCTCATCTTTATAGTCTTTCATTGAAGCAAAGGTGCCCCAATGACCTTCGATACGAAAACCTGTATCCTCGAGTGCAGCCCCAAAAGCTTGATAAGTCATCTCATTGACATGATTGGCAGCTGCTCCGACGTGTTCGTCGTAACAAGGTGTAGACAGGAAGACACGACCGTCATCTTCGAGCAAATCATAGAACTTTGTCAGCATCCGACGGCAATGGTCAGGCTCGACGTGTTCAGCTACTTCAAAGCAGACGATCACGTTCGGCTTGGCTTCCATTTCTTCTTCGGTGATAGTGCAGACATCAGTCTTGCCCCATAGTTTATGTGGCTTCCATGATGCATTTTTGAACTGGTCTGGTGTGACCAATGGAACCATATCAACGGCTCCATACCATGCTGTACCCATACGAGATGAATGCAGCAACTTGGCAAGAGGCATCTCTTTGCCGCAGCCTACGTCAAGGACGCGAGCTGATTTATATCTCATGCTTGTGCCAAGATACTTGACTACATGAGACCAACGAAGACAGTGAGCAATATAGTCCCTGTGTAGGAACCCACGCTCCTCTGCCTGATCGATACTAAGATAGGTAGTATCCACCTTTTTACCACGTGCATTAGCCATGTTTTCTCTCTTCCATATAGCCTTCAGAGATCAACTGACCTTTATAGTAGGACAGCAACCTCTCGGCCTTTTGTTTTGATTTGACGTCTAGCTGAATCTGGTCTAGCAAGTCATCCTTACTAATCTCAGCTTTAGCTTCAACGATATTGAGGATAGCTCTGGCCTGTTTGGCCAGAGCATCCGATCCATTTGCTTTTACGAATGTAAAAGTAGTCTTCATAGTTAAGCAGCCTCCGCATACTCCGTTGCAAGATGAAGCGCACGACGTTTCAGTGCCGCACGCGGACCGAACCATGCTGAATTGAGACTAGCATCACGATTACGACCAGCCTTGTGGTCAGCATAGTATGTGACAGCATTGAGAGCAGACCACCATGACCCTTCGGACATATTGGCACCAGGCTGCGTATGCATCAACTGATGAACAGTCTCACACGTACGACTAAACTGAGTGCGGTCAATATCGTCATTGGCCGGTGTTTCATTAAACAATACTGGTTGAAATAGCTGTGCCAAGAACCGATCGAAATCAGCTTCTTTGTACTGCTTACTAGCAAGGAACTGAGACTGCTGCTCAAACTGTTCAAGCTGAGTAGAAGCCAGTCCCAATGCTTGCTCTGCAGCAAACTGGACATCAGCATCGAATGCACGTACATGAGGCATACGGAACCGCTCACCCTGCTGACCCAGAGCCATAGTCAATGTGTTGTTACACACGACACGGACCGGAGTGAACATGATGGTGAGTGATTTACCCCATTCGTGCGGGTGACTAATGAGCAAATGACCTTGAACCTCGTCACCGCCAGGCAATGTAAAGCCCTCGCGTATATTAGCGAGACCCCATACTTGCTTGCCGCCTGATAGGCTACCAGCCGTACCCATAGTCATGTGGCCTGCTTCAACAAACTTGTTGAAAAAGCCAAATACCTCTTCATTTTGAATAGGTAGATAGTTCTTGCCACAAGGACCTAGTATCTTATTGTCGCTGTCGCGAACAAGCATACCATATTCTGATGTGGTAAGAGTGCCCTCGGTATGGTCATACCCAGGTGTTTGTGGAACAAATACAGGACGACGGGACACTGTCCAATCTAAACCTGCAGCTTCGAGCATTTCAGTCGGGGTTAGATTATCTTCGACCTTGGTACCTAAACCGTGCCAAGGAACCTCTCCTGCATACGCCATAGTTTCTACTTGATGTGCCATAACTTTCTCCTTTCTGGCTTGTGATCAATTTCACTCTGATATTATAACCCAGACAATATCAGAATGTAAACGGAATTATTTTGATGAACAGAAACGCCAACAGGTACACTACGAATAGTATACCCGCTGGCACGGCTATAAAGATCAATAATGACCATAAAGTATCGCCGTCTTTATCCATTCTGTTCAACATTTCTCATACGCAATAGCTTGCGACCGATGAGCGTACTACGATAGTACTGGAAGATACGCCAGGACGACTGTTTGGTCTGCAGCACGCCATTAGTCTTAAGATCTTCGACCATAGACTGCACACTGGACTCCATGATCCACTCATTATGGACCGCGTTCTGATGTATTACCTGTGCCTGTTTAGCAATACCCTCAACATGCTCCTCAGATGCTTCGGATAGAAACATATACTCACGAGGACCTTGCTTCGGTCTACCTGCCTTTTTAACAGGAGCAACAGGGATCGACTCCGGCTGCTGACTCTTAACTACCTCTTCAGCCATCTTCAGGATACGCTTGGCTGCTGCCGTCTTATCACTGAATTTTGGAGCTGTTGGGCATTTAACGATGGTGCAAAAGATAGCATTCAGTTCATTCATGCTATTCTGCTTCAAGCCATCGATACCGGCTTTGATGGCATCTTGTGCCATTACATAACGTTCATTCATACCTTTCTCCTTTCTTACTCGTATGGATATGGACCGTCAAGTTCTTGCCATGGATCATTGTCCATCGACTTACTGTCATAATCCTGGCATACAAACACACAACCAGCCTGCTCTACTATACCCCGCACACTTGACATATACGGATTAGCCCGATTGGTTGCTATTTTTACTTCCTTGTTCGGATCGTGGTCCGCAAGGATCTCTAATAGCTCTTTAACTAGCATATTCTTTCTCCTTTCTGGCTGCCACCATTAGCAGCATTGGGACCATTCTACCACAATTATCGGATAATGTACACACGTTATTGGCTGCTGATTTATGCCCAATGAACCAAGGACCACGGGAATATATGCTAGATCAATAGATTATTGGTATATTGTATTTATTGGTCAGGGGGACTAAAGATGACTATAAAAAATTATTTTTTCCCTTATAGGTAACACACTGAATATAAAAAAGGGGACCAAGGTTGCCCCTGATCCCCAAGCCGCCTGGCTGCTGGCTATTTATTGATATATCGACTCATCGATAAATGGATCGCCAGCCTGTGTCTGATGGTGTTCACTGAGTGCTGCCCTCAACACATTTTTGTCCATGTGATATATTTCGAAGCACGGATTACCGCCTCCTGGCCCATCTACTTCAATCAAATTATGGCCCAAACCATATTTTTCAATCCACCTTAGAAAATGGTAGATCGGGCAGTCACTAACCACATCGATCTCGGATTTCCATGATTTCTTATATTGATAATCCGTAATTCTCACTATTTTACCCATTGTTCTCTCCCGATTTCCATACAAAATAGCCACCAATCATAAAAACAAAACCAAGTAATGATATGAGGATCATGACTTCAATGGAATTGGCATTCTCCATACACTTACCATCACAATCATTTCCACTACCCATCACCATAATTAATCCCGTGAACATACCAATAATACCCACGGTTTTCTTCATTAAACTAATCATCTCTAGTCCTCCATTCCTATTTTGATACACCCGACAATCCACCAAACCATAAAGATAAAGGTTGGTCCGAAGACCAACCCCATAACTAATTCAAACATCTCTACCCCTCTCTTTTCTCTAATAGTTTCTCACCAAGTTTAATCAACACGGTCTTTTCAAACTCGTCAATCAAACTCATGTGGTCAACATCTTCATATTCAAACAGTTTACACCATGGTTCACCATAGTCTCTCAAGGTTTCAAGGGAGTTATCGATCATACCCAACAACTCCTCAACACCATCATTAACTAACTTGTCATCAAACTTCTTACTCATTTCATTCTCCTTTATATTAACCCTGATACTTATTTGTATTGGGATTATTAATAATATACCCTGTTTAAAATGGTTTGTAAATAGTTTTTTTAATTTTTTTTTAAAATAATTTTAGACTCTATAAATATATACACTCTCACACCCATTCTCACATTGATTAAATATCCATTTATTTCAATCCACTCCCTGTCACCACCATTCCTGGCCCGTTATCCCTGGTTCCTGGTCTGTACGTGTCTGTACTGGACCCATTAACCATAAGTCCTTGATTCTAAACAATAAAATACAGTTCCCGATGTGTCCGGGTTGGGGGCCCGGGGGCGTCCGTACCCGGCGCGCGGCCCTAGAGCGCCAAGTCAGTCGACCTGCGGGGGAGGTTTTTGGTTATCGGATTAAGTCCGTACGTACATTGTGTTAGTATATAGGAAATATTTTGTAAAAAATTATAAAAAAGTAGAGGTTGCCAATAAATACAATATGCCAATAGTCCGAGGATTTATTCAAAGGGTTTACAGGGATCTAAGATTAACGTATAATTGCAGCTATGGAGGTGCTATATGTCTAAAGGCGGCAGCCGTCCCGGAGCCGGAAGGCCAAAGGGCGCAGCAAACAAACGAACGCAAGAGATCCAAGAACGATTGGACGAGCTTAACTGTGACCCTATCGAGGGCATGGCGATGATTGCTAATGACACGTCTCTAGATCATTCATTGCGTTTGCAAGCTATGAAAGAACTAGCACAGTATGTAGCACCAAAACGTAAGGCAGTTGATATGGCGACCACGTTTGATGGTTCAGTTAATATCGAAGTTGTGCGTTTTTCAGATTTAAATGATGACGACGAAAATGAAGATTCAGGTACCTAGTCAATGGTCTCCTCGACCCTATCAAATGCCCATGTGGAAATTTATGGAGGGTGGAGGTAAAAGAGCAGTTTGTGTTTGGCATAGACGCGCAGGTAAAGACTTGTGCAGCATTAATTGGTGTGCAGTTTCCGCGTTAACGCGTCCCGGTTTGTACTGGCATTTATTTCCTACCTATAACCAGGGTCGAAAGATTGCCTGGGATGGTATGACGCGAGATGGTCGTAAGTTCTTGGACCATTTCCCAGAGGAAATGCATGAAGCTAAAAATAACACGGAGATGCGCCTCACATTAAAGAATGGCTCAATCTATCAAGTGGTGGGTACCGATAACGTCGACAGACTGGTTGGAGCAAATCCCGTTGGAGTCGTGTTTTCAGAGTACTCCCTCCAAGATCCCAGAGCTTGGGATTATATTCGTCCCATCTTGGCTGAGAATGGAGGATGGGCATTATTTATTTATACCGCTCGAGGTCGAAATCATGGATATGACCTCCTTAATGTAGCTAAAAAGAATGAAACCTGGTTTCAGCAAGTGCTATCTGTAGAAGATACACGAGCTATACCCATGTCAGCCGTTGACGAGGAACGGGCTTCGGGTATGCCAGAAGAAATGATACAGCAAGAATTTTTCTGCTCATT